CCTGAGGAAGTGGAGGTTGTCTTTGATCGACAGAACAAACCATCTCAACGCGCGATTTTGAACAGAGCTGATAATGAATCATCAACTGGGGTCACACCACAGTTTGGAAAGCGGGAGGCGTATCAAAGCGTCAATGACCCTAGAGGAATTTCCACAATGTGCGGCCCAGATAAGCGGGACTTTTCTAAGTTCATTTACGCTTTCACTGATAGAATCATGAAGCCGCTGTCGTGGTATGCGTTCTCGAAGACACCCGTGGAGGTGGCGGAGAGAGTAGCAGCGGTAGCGGAGGCAGCGAAGGAACGTGTGGCGAACACGGACTTCTCACGTATGGATGGACGACATAGCAATGTGTTGGCTTTCCTCGAGAGAATGATCTACTGCCGTGCGTTCCACCCGGATGTGCACGCGGAATTCATCGAGGTGTGGAATAAAACCCACCACCTCGTGGCGTTGCAGACCTCGTACCGTGCCAATGATACTGCGCCCACCTCTAAAGTTGAAATGCTTAATGAGTATTGGGCTAGTGAGTCTTCACCAGCAGATTCTTTCTGCCACCCACTCGAGTGTTCACCCAGTGAGAACCCATTCTCCATCCATTATACTCGCAACCAGCCCGTTCCGGCTAACGACTCTCCACTCATGTACGATTTAGGTCAAACATGGGTCGCTACGTCTGGGATGCCTGGTGCGAATGTGGTGGGAGACTTGTTCGTTACGTATGAGATCGAACTTAGCAAACCCATCGTGTCTAGTGATGTCACCGACTCCATCTTGAGCTCTTCGCGGCTCGATGGCACGGCGTCACCAGGCAACTGGTTTGGAGGATCAACTGACTCGTCGCAATTTGGAACTGGCGTCATTCTGTACAACACGAATAAGATGACTTTTCCTGTCGGCACCACCGGAATCTACCTCATTGTAGTTTCGATGATTTCGTCAGCGTATCTCACTGCAATGAACTTGGCAGGGGCCCCAACCTTCACGAACTGTACGGGCGTGAATCTGCCAAATGGAAGTCAATATTCAGCTACTAACTGCACTTCCGCCGTGAATCTCACAGGCGGCGACTACATTCTCAAAGTTAACCTAGTTCAGAGTGGCTTGGTGGCATCTGTTCAGTTTCCTGCCGGAACCTGGACCGGTACGGTTAACGCTGTTATAATTGAGGTAGCAGCCTGTTAACGTCAGTGCGAATAATGCCCTGCGGGAGGCAATAACAGAC